ACATAATACAGAAGAGCCTAAACACCGGCCCTCTCCGCGAGGGTGGCCGACGCTGGTTCTTAAACCCACATCGTCGCGCCCTGCCCGGCTATAAAACAGCCGGGGTATTCCCGCTCCCAGTGAGCGGAAAAGACGCCTTCCGGCGTCCTGAAGACGCCTAAGGGGGCTCTCCCCTCGGCCTTCGCTGCGGCGTGCTCTGCCGCCATTCCCCTATAACGCTTTCCCGTCTCGATCATGGTTGCCCTCCTTTTGGCTGCCTGCGTTTCCGTCAGGATTTACGCCAATTGTTGATTGCAATATAATACCTAGCGTTAGGTTTGTCAAGCATTATTTTCAAATATTTTCAAGAAAATATAAATATGTAATGATTTTAAGAGGTTAGATGTGAAAATAATTGAGAAAATTAACAAATTGTGCAGCGGGTATCAACATCTTTTTGCATCCTTTCCAGGTATCGAGATCAAGAAGGTCAAATAAACATTCCCTACAGTCCATTTAGTGCCGTCTAGGATTTGAAGCGGCATTGAAACGGGTGTATCCTGTAGCCGTGGTGAAAGCTATGGAGAAGAAGAAACCGGCTAAGCCGGGCCGTAAAGCGGCTACATTCGATTACGCTAAGATTGAGCAATTCGCGGGGCTTGGATTAGATCGAGTCGAAATAGGCAAGGCGCTTGGATACGGGCAGACCACGTTCTTTAAGCACAAGCGCAATGACCCGAAAATTGAAGAGGCAATCCTTAATGGCCGGGCAAAATTCAAAATCAACTTATCAAACATCCTCTACCAGCAGGCGAAGAACGGCAATGTTTCAGCGGCTATATGGCTCGACAAGACACGCTGCGGAATGCGTGAAACAATCGAGGACAATAACAAACAACCCTTGCCATTGGTGAGCTTCAGGGATGAACCCTAGCGGCCTGACAAACAATCAGAGAGTAGTTGCGGAAAGCGGGGCGCGTTTCCGCGTTTTAGCAGCTGGCCGTCGCTTTGGCAAAACCTATCTTGCAATTTATGAGCTTCTGTTCCGGGCCGCAAGAGTCAATCAAGTCGCTTGGTATGTCGCACCGTCTTACCGTCAAGCGAAGCAAATCAGTTGGAAAATGCTCAAAGAAGCCATTTCCGCTTTACAGTGGAAGGCAAAATATAACGAGTCCGACCTGTCCTGTTATCTTGTAAGTTCCGGTTCAACTATCGCGCTTCGTGGCGCTGAAAACTATGACTCCCTCCGTGGCGTGGGTATCAACCTGCTTGTCATGGATGAGGCAGCCGACATCAAGCAAGAAGCCTGGACGGAAGTATTGAGACCGACGCTATCCGACACCGGCGGGAAAGCCTTTTTTATCGGCACACCCAAAGGCCGGAATTGGTTTTATGATCTGTATATGCACGGCAAAGACAATGTGCCGGGCTGGGAATCGTGGCAATTCACCACGGTTGAGGGCGGCAATGTTCCGCCAGAGGAAGTCGAAGCGGCAAGGCGCGACCTTGACGAATTAACCTTCGCCCAGGAATACCTTGCCAGCTTCGTTAATTTTGAGGGCCGGGCTTATTATCCGTTCAGCTATGAAACCCATTGCAACCCATTAGCTTATGATCCGTTGAAGGCCATTGCCTTATGCTTTGACTTCAACGTTGAGCCGGGCGTGTGCGCGATAGCACAAGAGCAAGTACTTCCAAATAAACTGGACGGCACCGGGATCATCGGAGAGGTTCACATTCCCCGCAATTCAAACACGCCTGCCGTATGTCGCAAGATCATTGCCGACTGGGGCAAGCATCAAGGCCGTGTGATTTGTTACGGCGACGCGACGGGCGGGGCCAGAGGCACGGCACAAGTTCAAGGCTCTGACTGGGATCTGATCCGGCAGGAATTAAAGCCGGTGTTCGGGGAGCGTTTGGCGTTCCACGTGAAATCAGCAAACCCCAGCGAGAGGGCGCGAGTAAATGCCGTCAATTCGAGGCTAAAAAGCACCAGCGGCGACATTCGCCTGATGGTGGATAGCAAGAAGGCCCCCCACGTTGTGCGCGATTTTGAGGGCGTTCAGTTGTTAAAGGGCGGATCGGGAGAGATCGACAAGAAGGCAACGCCGGATTTGACGCATATTACGGATGCAATCGGCTATTACGTCGAATACTGCTACCCGCAGACGGCGCCGATGACTAAGATTAAATTGGCAGGTATGTAATGGCTAAAGTTGACTCGCATCACCCCTTATATGATTCCATGTCGGATTCCTGGCAGTCTTGCCGGGATTGCGTAGCCGGCCAGAAGGCGATCCACGCAGCCGGTGAAAGATACCTGCCGAAACTGACAGACCAAACCGATTCTGACTATCAGGCATACAAGACCCGCGCTCAGTTCTTCAATGCCACATGGCGCACGATTTCAGCATTATCAGGCATGATTTTCCGTCGCCCCCCGGTGATTGACGTTGCGCCGTCAGTTGAGCCTTATCTTGATGACGTTACCATGTCCGGCATTTCCTTTCATATTCTCGCGCAGAGGGCGACGCTGGAAGTCCTGACCACCGGGCGGCTGGGTGTCCTCGTTGACTACCCGCAGCAGTCAGTTGAGGGCATGACCCTGGCCGACGCGCAGAAGCTGAACCTCAGACCGTCCATGAACACCTATCCGGCAGAGTCAATCATCAACTGGAAGACAACGTGGAGCAGAAACCGAACCGTGCTGTCAATGGTCGTGCTGACCGAAAGCGCGGCCCTTGAAACGGATAATGAATTTGAGCATAAAACTGAAACCCGTTACCGCGTACTTGACCTTTTCAATAATCAATACCGTGTAAGGGTTTTCCGGATTAACGACAAAAAAGAAGACGAACAGGTCGGGAAAGACCTATTCCCTTTGATGAACGGCAAGCCGCTTGATTTCATCCCGTTCTATTTCATCGGCGTTGACGACATGACACCGGACATTGATGATCCACCGTTGAATGACCTCGTGGACTTGAACCTTGACCACTACCGGCTTGACGCTGATTACAAACACGGCCTGCACTTCACCGGCCTGCCGACGCCTGTTGTTACCGGCTACACGCGGGAGAACGAGAACGAAAAGCTCTATGTCGGCAGTTCTTCTGCGTGGGTTTTCCCGAACGAGAACGCAAAAGCAACTTACCTTGAATACACCGGGCAGGGCTTATCGGCCATTCAAGCGGCCAAAGCAAGCGACGAACAAAACATGGCAATACTAGGGGCGCGTCTTCTGTCACCAGAAAAGAAGGCAGTTGAGACGGCCCAAACCGCACAAATTCACCGTGCCGGGGAATCAAGCATCCTGTCTGCTATAGCAAGCACAATTTCGATTGGCCTGACAATGGCTTTAAACACCTTCTGCGAGTGGGCAGGTTCGCCGGGCAAGTGGTCAATCACGTTGAATGATGAGTTCATGCCCCCAGAAGTGACCCCGCAGGAATTGGCCGAATGGCTAAAAGGCTGGCAGATGGGAGCGCCGGGATTTTCGGATCAGGGGTTGTTTGATATTTTGCAGAAGCGGGAAGTGGTCATGCCGGGTGTTACACTGAAAGAAGAGCAAGAACGGATAGCAAGCAAGGCCCCCTCGTTGATGGATGGTGAAGAGTGAAAAAGTCCGACATTGCCATAGCTGATGAAATCCTGAGCAACGCTATCCGCATTGAACGCTTTACAGCAAGCGAGAAAAAGAAGCTGTTTAAGGTGTTTCTGCAAATGCAAACCGAATTGAAGGCGAAGCTGGCAAGCGGATTCACACCCTACGAAAAGACGCGGTTGACTAAGCTCTTGAAGGATTGCACGGCTATCATCAACACCTTTTACGGCGGCATTCAGAGCGAGTTCGATTATGTCGGATTAGCTAAAGTAGAAGCAGCGGCTACGCAAACAGCCATTGCCTCAATAGGGCTTGAAGCGTCTTTGCCGTCTGCGGCTGTGTTGAAGGCTATGGTTTCGGATTCGCTTATTCAGGGCGCACCTTTAAAAGATTGGTGGGAAAAAATGGGCGCTGACACGGCCTTTAAATTCAGCGCACAGGTAAGACAGGGCGTTGTCGCTGGCGAAACCTTGCAACAGGTCATCATGCGGATTGTGGGCAGCAAGAAGAAGGGTATTGTCGGCATTATGGAAATATCACACCGCCACGCCTCCACGCTGGTTCACGATTCTATTATGCAGATTGCCAACGATGCGAGAATGGCGACTTACAAGGCAAACGCGGACATCATGAAGGGCTTTGAATGGCTGGCAACGCTTGACGGAAATACCTGTATTGAGTGCATGGCCTACAGCGGCGCTCAATGGGACATGGAGGGCAATTCCATTAAGGGCGACCTGCCGTTAAAGAACCCGCCTTTACATCCTAATTGCCGATGCGTCCTGACTCCGTTGACGAAAAGTTATTGTGATCTTGGCCTCAACGTGGATGAAATGCCCCCCGGCACAAGAGCTTCAGACTTGGGCCAGGTTCCCGCGGACATGACGATGGATGCGTTTTTAAAGCGACACGACACGGAATACCTTAACGACCTGCGTGGCCCCGGACGGGCTAAGCTCTTTCAGGAAGGAAAAATAACCTTGCGGCAACTGGTGGACGGCACAGGAAGACCGCTCAGGCTTGATGAATTGAGGAAAGCGGCATAGCCCCGTTATGCGGGGTCAACGGGCAACGCCCACAACCACT